CCCTAACGACGGGTGCCTGTACAACTTCGCATTGACGGACCCTGACACGGGCTCGGCGGTAGATCCCACTGCGGGGTCAATTGTCGGGGTCGAGTTCTACCTAAAGTTCGGCACCAACGTACCCAACGCCCAAAACGAGCAGTGCAACGTCGGCGTCTGGAATGGTACTAACGGTAACTTTGGTGGGTTCAAGCGCGACAATACAGGGCAGCGTGTAGCTGGTGGCACCTACACCGCGCAGGTTGTAACAAGTCACAGCCATTCTTCGGGCAACGTGTACCTTGTGCGCGTTGACGCAATGGACGAAGACGGCACGAGTGATGCTCTCATCGGACCTGTAAACACCGTCGCCTTTGACGATGCGGGAAGCCCCGCGAAGATGAAGGCTCGCGTCACCTCGAACGCGCAAGATCTTGGTGGTACGTTCAATCTTGCGCTTGTTTTTGCGGGTGACTGCGACGTTACGGTGTATTACCGCCTCATCTCTACACCCACCAATCCGTTCAGCTAGGGGCCTACCATGGCTATCTCTCGCTCCCCCGTCGTCAGCAATCTCGGCGCCTTCGTCGTCGTCGACACCGATGTCGATGAAAACGCACAGACCAACACCACGGGCTCCGCAGGGAAGCTGCACCTGTTGTCTATCGACAACACGGCCAACTCGTCTGTAATGTTCGTGAAGTTCTACGACAGCTCGTCAGCCGTTACTGTGGGCACCACCGTGCCTGACTACGTGTTCCGAGCAGACGCCTCGACACAACATACGCTCGTGTTCCCCGAGGGCCTGACCTTCGCCAACGGCTTCACGCACTGCTGTGTGACTGCTGGTGGTACTGCGGGCACGGGTGCTCCAAGCTCGGCTGTCAAGATCCGCTACGTCACGACCTGATGAGCGTTTATGAGCTGGCCCAGGAGGAAGACCTCCCCTGCTGCACGCTCGTTGCCTTAGCCCTGCTCGAAGGGCTTGGGACACCTATCGACTCTGTCGACGACGGCGTCCAAGCTGGCGGGCTCGACTGGTGGAAGAAAGCAAACGTCTGGGATGCCGAGGAGCCCTGGTCGGCACTCTATGCTGCTCGGGATGTCACTGGCGGTACAGCACGTATCCGCATCGAAATCGTCAAAGACCAAGCCCCCCATCTCAAGGTCGGCCGCTGGAGCGTCATTCAAAGGTGGCGGCGGCTGGATGATGGAGATGATCCGGGGCCGGATGATGACAAGGTCGTCCCTGGTCAATCGACGGGGCATACGTACCTTGCTCATATGAGCTCCAACGGCGAATGCCGTATTGTACAGTCAAGCGTCTCCAAGGGCTACCGGGACACGATGGGCACTTGGAGAGGAAACGCGGGCCTCACGGGCTATACTGTGGGTGTCGTTACGTTACCGGAGGAATGGACATGGGCTGGATCCTGAAGTTTGCGGCGAAGCTGCCGACCGTCATTGCTCTCGTAGCAGACGCAGTCGACGAAGCCCGCAGTGATGATGGGCAGGTGTCACCGGCAGAAGCCGAGGAAATCGCCCGCGATCTTTCCTCTCTCGACGACTGGCTTACGGTCGTCGTCAACGGCACTGACATTGTTGGTGCGAACGCACAGGCAGACCTTTTCGCGGGCTTTGCTCGCATCATTGCCCGTGCGGAGGCTGCGCGTAGGCGATGATACTTGCGTCCCGGCTCACCCTCGAAAGCAGCACCATCCTCGATGGTATCGAAGAGGACTCTCGACGTAAGCACGCCGAGACTGTTCTGAGTCAAGTAGCCGAGACATTGCAGGAGTACGAAGCCCGACGCCCCGTGGCTGATGCGCTAGATGAGGTCGTACGCACGATGGAACGCGTACGAGCTCACCTTGACCAAGCCGAGGAGGCCCCAAACGGTGTGGTAGGCGTTCTGTCGTCTATTGACGCCCGCACTTGGGTAGCCATCATCCTCGGCATCGCGACGGCTCTGGGGGCTGCTACAGCCCCTGACGTAGCCTCATTACTGGGGGAATGATGAGTGAAGAGACACGGCACGCTCTGCGTTGCGGTACTCTAACAGGCATCGACATCGAGCAAGTACGCGCAGCGCGAGAACGTCTGGCAAGTGTTTGCCAGGCAATGCCCGAGCCCGAGGAGGCCCCGCCGTTGCTGACGGTTCGCGTAGCTATCCTCGCCGGGCTGTTGGCCGCAGCTCTGATGAGCTTGTGTCGATGATCGCGGCGGAAGTGCTCCAGGCTTTACCCCTGGCGCGGCTTCGTCACCTACTCAGCGGGCTTGGAGAGAAATCTGCGTCAGATGTTTTGACCCAAGAACTTGGGGCAACTGTCACGCGATCTACCGCCCGCACTCTTATCAAGCGTCTGCAACAGTCTGCTGTCGATGTGACACCACATCCTGGCGAAACAGAAGAGTCCATCGAAGACTGGCTGGAGAGGCAGGAGCGTCAGTGCGCGCGTAAAATTGCCAAGGCAAAGCTGCATCATCGTACCATCGAGTTGCCTGCTCGTCCGTTTGCTCTGTGGGTCATTGGCGACCCGCACTTAGACAACAACGGATGTGATGTTGCGCAGTTGCGCAGAGACTTGAGCATCTACAAGCAGCTCGAAGATGCTTACGCCATCTGCGTTGGGGACATGACTGACAACTGGGTCGGTCGGCTCCAGAAAATCTACGGAAGCTCTGACAATACCGCCGAGATGGGTTTCCGGGCCTCGAAGTGGCTGATGGAACAAGCGAGCCCTTTCTTAGCTTTGGTAGGCGGTAATCACGACGCGTGGAGCACAGTCCCGGGGCATGACCCGCTCAAGTGGCTAACGCGAGATGCGAACGTGATGGCATATGCTCCCGATGAGATCCGCCTGACCCTGACGTGGCGCAACCGAGCAGACCTTGAGCCCCTGAAGGCGGTCATTCGGCACGATTTCCCAGGGCGAAGTTGGTTTCACCCGACGCATGGCCCCAACAAGGAGGCCATGCTTGATGATGCCTGCATCTACGTCGCCGGACACCTCCACAACTGGGGTGAGCTGACGACGGAGCAAAGACACGGGCGCATCACGCATGCAATGCGCGTCCGGGGCTACAAGCGCAGTGACGTATACGCCAAGCGCTTAGGCTTCTACGAGCAGAACTACGGCTGCTCGTGCCTCATCGTCGTCAACCCGACGCTGTCCGGCCCCGGGCGGGTGCATGTGGCATGGGATCTTGAAGCTGGAGCTCAGTATCTTCGAGCTCTCCAAGGCGAACCCCCCGTTTGAACTCGGCCAGTGTGCCTTCGACCCAGTCTATCGGCCCATGTGCCCGTATCTCGACGATAGACGCGCCTGTCATCTCAATGGTCATTAGCCGCGTCAGCCCTTTGCGCTTTGAGGCCCACAGCCATCGTGCCCTTGGGACTCCCTTCCACGCCGCGACCCAGCCCTTCGCAATGAGCGCTCGTTCAATGCGCTCCTCTCTCGGGGTCAAGTCACTCATTGGTCGCCCCCTTCGCTAGGCTGCGCTCTAAGTCGTCGAGTGCATCGTCAACTACCGTACGGGCTGCGGCCAGGCAATCTAGCGTCCCACTTTCAGCAGCAAGGACAAGTTGGTCGATAGCCCCGTCGAGACTCAAGTCGCTCTTGAGTTTCATCTTCGTCCGCTGCTGACGGTACGCCCACTCCGAGAGGGCACGAATCCTATCGGCCAGCATTGACGATTGTGCGCCCCCCTTAGCGTCTACGTCTGTAGCAAGCAGTTCGAGGAACGTCGTCAGCACTTTGCCTTCGTTGCCAACCAGCCAAGGCAGTAAGTCTAGGTCTACTTCATACATCATCGCTCTTTCTCCCTTTGAATTGTTCGTAGATGTTACGCGCGTCAAACATTGAAGACGTGCCAGAACTTCTCTACGTCGTACTCACTCGGACGAATTGGGCTCTGCGCGACCACTAGAGCCGCAGGAGTCATCCTCAACACGCGAAGTAAGTGCGCCAGTCGGTCAGGGTCATACGCCCTATCAGGCAGGATGTAGACGCTGTTCGGTGTGTTCCGCGTCATCCGGGCCAACCAGATAGCGCACTCGACCATCTCCGCACCGGAGGGCACAGGTCCCTTACCCGCCAACCCCAAGCGGACTTCGTTGCCGATGAAGTAGAACTTGAGCACAGGCGCGGCGTCTGACTCAAGGTCGGCTTGAGATGTGGCCTTCTTCAGCCACTCTACAGTAGCGGTGTCGCACTCCTTCTTCAATGCCTTGGCTTCTGCCTCGGCTTTCAGCGCGTCCGCAAGCATCTCCTTGATGCCAGGGACTTCGCCGTACTTGAGAACAGTCTTTGCATCCCTGATATTAGCGCGAGCCATGCGCAGAGATGCACCCGCTGCCTTTTGGATGCGAAGCAAAGCAAGGCGGACACTTCCCTCGGCCGCGACCCACTTGTCCCAAGATGGGTAGTCGAGAGACACCCCCGTATCCAAGTGGTCGAAACACTTCCCGTGCTCCAACATGTACTGGACTAGAGCTGTGCCGGAGCCCGTGATTGCTGCCATCGCATCGGCGATGACGTTCTCGTAGCGGGGCTTGGAGCCCGTGTGGGTGACGCCGTCGAACTCTACCTGGACGGAGGCTTCCGCCCCGTTGGCTAGGGTGTTGACGTGCGTCTTGGACTTGATGTCTCGACCCGCCGCGTCGACCACGAGCCCAGTGAGGGCGTACTCGATGGAGTGCGCAATGGCACTCTTGCCCGAGCCGTTCGGCCCCTGCAAGAAGATGTATCTCGTGGGCATCGAGCCCTCGATGGTGAGGGTGCCGCTGGGACACAATACGCTGGATTCAAGGTTCTTCAGGTTACTTCTGATCTTCATGGTTTCTCCCTTAGAATGGAATCTCTGGGTCAGGCTTGGGTACAACACACTTCTTGTTCTCGCACGCGTGCCAAGCCACTTCTAGTATCGACACCCCCTCGGGCACAGCCCCGGCGCGAATGCACGCAGGACATCTCGCCGCAGGTAGTTGTCGAAAGTTCATTTCTGCCTCTGTAAGTCTGTCTCAAGCAACTCTAGAGTGCGCCCTTTCCACCCGCATGAGCACACTCGCAAGCGAGCGACCCAGTCTGGGGTGTCGGTCCACCTGTGACCGAATGCCACGAGGCCGATGGCGCGACCGTCAGCGCGGTACGAGTCCGCGTGGCGGCTGTCCTGCACCTTGGTGCGCTTGCCGCATTTAGGGCAGTTCACTTGCCAGCCGCTCTTGGATGCCTCTGATGCGCTCCACGAGTTGCCTTTCCCTATTCTGTGGCTCGATTAGTTCACGACTCATACGTCCATCCATGTCTCACCGACTTCGGCTTCGGCGCTGAAAGTTACTGGCAATCCCTCAACCCTCGACGTGAGTGTTTCGGTGACCACCTGTGTAACATAACTTGCACGGCTCTCCGGTACAGAAAACAACACCGCATCGTGCAATTGGTTGACAAGCCCCGTTCTCTGTCCAAAATCAAAGGGCAGATGATTTTCAACTAGTTCCACCATAGCCTTGGCCACCACCGCAAAGCCCCCGGCCTGCACGCAGTAGTTGAGCGCCGCGTTGTAGTCCATGTCCGCGAAGTACCGACGCCGCTGCATCACGGGCTCTGCGAGGTAGCCCTGCTTGCGCAGAGTGTTCATCGTGTCTCGCCACCACTGCTTGAACTCTGGGGCTCTCTCGAGCCACTTGCGGTGCAGGGTCCTCACCTCGCGCAAGTCGAGGTCTGCGTACAGCATGTCGCCGTTGTCGTCCTCTGCGCGGCCGATGATCTCGTGAACCTTCGGGGCCGCAGCGCCATAGAGTGAGGCGAAGCAGATGGTCTTCGCGAGGTTGCGCAGCCGCTTGAACTGGCCCTTGCCCTTGCCGAGCTTCGTCTCCGGGGCTCCCTCCGCACCCCAGAACGCATCCCCAAACATCAGGTCCGCCGTCAGGTTGTGCGGGTCGATTTCCTTCTTCTCGAAGGCATCGAGGTAGCTACTCGCCCCGGCCAGGGCTGCGGCAAAGCGGAGCTCCAACTGGTCGTAGTCGGCCCCGACAAACACACAGCCCGGTGGCGGGATGAACATGTCCCGCAGGAAGTAGGGGATGTTCTGGAAGTTAGGATTCGAGCTAGACAAACGCCCAGTCACTGTGCCGGTCGCATTGTAATCTGGGTGAGCATAGCCCTCCGGAGTGACGACACCAGCCCCCGGTGCGAGCTTGCGTAGGTACGTCCCGACCAACTTGTCCGCTCGACGGTAAAACTTGATGGCTTTGAGGAACTGCTTCTGACTATCATCAAGCAGTGGATTGCCCAGAAAGCTACGCACAGACGCTGCGTTAGTACTCGGTTCGCCTGACAGCGTGTACTCGTGCGGCGGCAGGTTCCACCGGTCAAACAGCAAGTCGCGCATCTGCGCCGGAGAGCGTGGGTTGAAACCTGGACGAGCCTTGTGGATAAAGCGCAACCACTTCGCTGCTTCAGCAGTCTGCTCAGCCTCGTGCTGTGCTCGGCGCCCCTCGTCTACTCGGATGCCCAGGCGATGCATCCCCGAGCATAGGTCCTGCACCTTGGCGTCAATCGAGTAGAGGTGGCGCTGCTTGCGATGCTTCGCGAGGCGCACCAATGGCTGCACCACACGGGCTGTGACCGCTACGTCCGTGGCGCAGTACTCGTGCAGGTCCATGTCGGTCTGCGCGGTGACTCCCGTGTGGTCTGCCTTCCACGCGGGCACGTCGAGAAGCATCGATGCAACGAAACCCAGACGATGCTTATGCTCGGACTTCCCGAGCTTGTGTAGTAATATTGTATCAAGCAGAGGCTCGGGTGTGACGCCGAGATGCTGCTCAACAACAGTGCGGTCGAAGTACCCTGCGTTGTGCCCAATCTTCAGCCAGGACTTGTCGGTGAAGACCCTGCGAAGCAGGCGCTTGTGGAGCTCCTCGTCCTCGGGGCTGTACAACCGTGTTTCGCCATCGACAGACAGGAAGCCTAGCATCAGGACTTCGTCCTTGGTCCCGATGCCGATGCACCGCAGCCCTGCCGTTAGGCTCTCGACGGCATCCGTCTCGACATCATAGGCGAGAGGTTCGCCCTTGTGCTTCAAGTACCACTCGGCCGCGAACTGTGGCGTGGGCTGGTAGTAGACCTTCGGGTCCTTCCAGTTGAGCTTGTCCCGATGCCAGCGGAGCATCTTCGCCACGTCGACAGCGAAGACTTCGCGTAGCTCGGGCTTCACGCGCAGAAGACGTGGATGGTAAGTCGGAAGCACCTTGTGATTTTTAGTGCGTGTTGGTCCGCCTCGTACAGCTTCCAGCGAGGGGTTGCCCTCTAGGATCGTCTTGGCCGCGTGTGAGCCCAGGGTGAGCACAGTCTTGTACCGGGCCAGCTTCTTCTGTACATGACCCCAGCAGGCTTTCAGCGGGCTCTGAAGGGGTGCCTTGCCAGCACGCACACGCTTACGGTTCTGGCTCTTCAGCTTAGCCATGTATGTGCGTGGGTCATCGTCAGGCCAGCGGCACCCGAGCAAAGTGCCCCAGTCTACATCCAGGCGCTCTAGCCCGTGCTTGCGTAGTTCATCCATCACATCGATGCCCAAGGCATCCGTAAACGGGCGGAAGGTGACTACGTCTTGCTTCGAGGGAGCATCCCCGAGAACGAGAATGTCATTGCCGTGAGTCTCAAAAGCAACGGGGTGCCAATGACCCTTGCCCTCCCAGTGAAGGCGCAGCGGGCAGTTCTCGCAGTCAGCACAGTCTCTACTCACGGGACACCTCATCCCCCCAGCCCCACCAGCCTCCGCGAGGTACGCCTCGGCAGTACACATCGAGCTTGCGGTCGGAGGGCTGACTGACTGCATCCACCAAGTCGTAGAAGGCATCGGGCTTCTGGCTGTGGCGCCCCTTCTGTGCCATCACGACGTTGGGAGATCGCAGCGACGAAGGGATGGGCTTGTTGCCCCGTACCCCGAACAGCACATGCTCAGTCGCACCACGGAAGAACCAGCCCATACCGCCGCCGTGTACACCACCATCCCGGCGTGTCTTCACCCAAGTCAGAGTGGTCTTGTAGATAAAGCCCCACTGCTCCATGACTTCAAATGCGAACGGAAGCTTGGGGTTCGTGGCCCACAGGTACAGGTGTGCATCGTCCGCAGCCCACTGGGGGATGGGGGTCGCCTCAATGATGTTCGAGATACCCGCGCCTGTGCGTCGGTTGATCTCCCCACCGCTCCCCTGCCCTATGGTCGTGTAGTGTCGTGAGCACTTCCGCTCTGACGTGGCTTTGCCGTAGGACCACGGGGGGTCAACCACGAGCACGTCGAACTGAAGACGCGGGAGAAGCGGTGGGAGCACATCAGGACCACGGACAAAATCAGTCATTACTTTCTCGCAGTCAGCGCAGTCTCGGCTCATGATCAGTCTCGGTCAGTCGTAAGAGAAGGAGAAGAAGGGCTGCGCCCAGATACACAGCCCCTCTCCTAAGTATTAGCCGTTCAGCATCTTGGACAAGGGGTCCGACCCATCGTCGGTCGCCGCGCTCGTGAGTTCAGCGCGGGCAGAAGCCATCGCGTTGTACTCCTTCTCCAAGATCCAGTAGTCCTTTGACCACTGCTTGCCGTTCTCCGGGTCAGCCGGGATGAACTTCAGGTAGCCAGTCCTGTCCTTCAACGACTCGAAGGTTCCCTCCGTCGTGATGTTGTCCCACTGGAAGTCCCCGTGCTCACGCAAGTCAGAAACCTCGAACCCCAGCGACATGAGGCACTTGGCCCAAAAGTCCGTCATCATCTTGTCGCGCTTTGCGTCGCCACTGTTGGCGCGGTTGAGGCCCGTCTTGATGGTGAAGTTCTCGAACTCAGCGCCAGTCTTGGCGCCTTCGAGGACACAAAGGGTCATCCGCATACGCTGGTTGCCCGCGTTGGTGACGGCGTCTTCGAGCCCGACAACTTTGACCTTGAAGAGGTCACTAACAGCGGGGCTCACACTGACATAAGTATCTGCGAAGTTCATTCTCTTCTCTCTAGTAAGTGTCGATGAAAGAATCGACGAGGTTGGATTGATGCTGGCGTAGAACCATGCGGTCCATAGCGTCAGCGAGTACCCAGCGCACATGGCGCGGGGAGCGGTCGGATAAGGACGAGGCGGCAGACGCCATCACCTTCTTGTAATCTGGTCGCTTGGCGCCGGACTCTTTGAGCAGGAGCTCTGCGATACACTCAACGTGCTCGTCCATCCACGCCAGGGCTTCAGGACGAGGCATGTCATAGCCAGCAGCGAGCATCGCCTCACGGAAGTTCAGTGGAAACTTAGCAGGCAGTACGGCCAGCCTGTCACCCTGTACGTAGTTCTGGTCAGGCCCAGTGTTGTACCGATAAGGCCAACCGGGACCTTTCTCGTAAACGACCCGCGCACAAAAGTCTACGAGAGCGGGTAATTTCTCGGGCATCTGCCAGCCCTGAATGAGCGGACAACCTTTGATGTACCGAGAGTGCTGGTCCTTCTTCACCTCGCGAGGTGCCTGCTCGTGGCAGGTGATGAGGACATGCGACTGCGCCTCACGGCAAGCACGGATGAGTTGATACGTCCTCTGATTGAACAGGTCGAACGCGGCAAAGCCCTGTGCCTGCATCTTGCAGGTCGCTAACTCCACGTCCGCAATGAGGCTGAAATCATCGATGACGATGGCAGGCACCTTGCCGCTCGCCTTCTTCACCACATCCGTGATGTGCTTGAAGCCTTGGTTGCCGCGTACTTCGACAACCTTGGGTTCCCACTCCAAGTAGTTGGCGCACAGCATCGCACCGGGCTGCGCGACAAACAGAGCATTCGGGAAAGCTCGAATCGTAGCAACGGTCTTACCGACCTTTGCCGGGCCATAGCCCATACCTACAACGAAGTCTTTCTGACTCATCAGTTTCCCCATTCACATCGGTAGTGATTCTCGCAAGACCCGTAAGGGGTCCAGCATGCAGTCTCATGGTGCGCGGCAGGCCACGCCATCGGCTCTACTGTCTCGGGACCGTGTCTATCTCGGAGGTCGTGAATAAGCCTTTCGGCGTGGACGACAGTATCACGAAATGTTTTGTCCGCAAACGGAGCGGGCTCAAGGTCGATGCGCTCTAGCTTTACGTTGCCTTTCTTGTCCGGCCACTGAATCATGTTGAGGATGACGCCACCAAATTTGGCGCCGAGCAATCCTTGCCCAAAAAAGTTGTAGCCTCGAAACTGTCCCGACAATGTGTAGCGCCGTAGAGTTTTACTCGTAAGCCGGGCGGTGCTCTTGTGGTCGACAATGTACACGAGCCCCGTGGCTGGGTTGCGAACAATGAGGTCCGCGCGCTGTGTGTACAGGTAGCCAACGTCACGAGCCTCGTCTCGGATAGTTGCTGTGAGTTCCTTCTCCACAGCTAGGGGCTCCCATCGCTCGTGCCCGTAGGCCAGTTCGTACTGGAGGTACGTCTTTGCCACGAGCCCCGCATGAGGGCTCCATTCCTCGGGGTTGACCTGGGCCAGCACTTGCGTGTCGATGGCATCGAGCGGCGTGTAGATGTCACGCTCGGGGTCCTGCCTCTGCGCGTAGTGATGTGCGAGTGCCGTGTGCAGCAGCGTCCCTTTGATGAGGGCCGGCGCTGTCGTAGGCATCTCGAGCTTCTTCCTCGCTATGTACAGAGCGTACTTGCGAGGGCACTGAAGCACAAGCTGAAGCCTGTGCCATCCCCGGCGACTGGGACCGGGGTCAAGTAGTTGGGGCATCACGCGTCGCCAACTGCCGCGTCGACCAACGCCTCCGGGTTGCCGTCGAGTAGCTGCCGCACCTGCCTCGCTCGGTACATGGTGGCGTAGGCAATCTCAGCCCACTCCTCCATCTCCAACGCATCCGAGGCTTCAATCTCAATGATGCAGCCCGCGCAGGCGAACAGCAGCGTCACCTTGTCCATGACGTTCATACCACTATCGTCCATCATCTTCGTCAGCTTGTCGAGGGCTTCTGGGTTTACGTGAATCATTTTCTTTCTCCTAAGCGAAGCGGGCCATGAGCCCCGCGATGATCTTGTCTTCGTCTTCTACGCCCATCAGCGTGTCGGCAATGCCCGCTGCTGTGGGGTCGTCTAGCGTCTCGGTCACCTGCTCTAGCTTCTCGGTCAAGCGGTCAGCAAAACCTTCGTCGACTGTGCCCTCAGCTATCGTGTACATGATGTGTACCGACCGCTTAGACCCGTGCCGACTGAAGCGTCCCTCGGCCTGTGTCACCTGTCCCGGCGTCCAAGGCAAGAGCCCGAAGATAGCAAGGTCGGTGTTCTGGAGCCCGTCGACTGCCTCACCAAAGGCATCAGTCGTGCCGATGAAGGCGCAGCCCTGCTCGGTGGCAGCGTAGTCGAGGACCATCTTCCCGCGCTCCTTCTCCGAGAAGCCCCCATGTGCCCACCACATCGATGCGTTGCTTTTCTTCAGCCGAGTAGCCACGAGCCTTGCGAGGGCCTCGGCATCCTTGCGGCGACCGGTGAAGACCACGACTTTCTGGTTGTCCTCGAGCACGGCGTCCCGCACCGTGTCTGCAATCCAGACACGCTTGCGACTAGCGGCCTCAAGCAACTGCATCTCGAAGAGAGCGTTGGGCCCTTGTTTGGCGGCCCTCTTCATTTCGGCCGCGAACCCTGCGGGCCTGCTCTGGTCTGCCTTTGACAGGTAGATGAGGCTACGTGTGAGAGGCGGCAAGTGCTTGCTGGCCTCGGCTTTCGTCACCACGCTAGTGACGCGGTCAAGCCTAGCACGTAGCTCGTCGCAGTTCGACACCCCGCTGGCATCTAGACCACCGTAGGCACCGGGCTTGGCATCGCAGTAGCGTCTGACAAACTGGTAGTTGTTGCCCCACGCGTCGGGCTGCACTAGGTCAAGTTGTGCCCAGAGGTCTGACCTGCGGTCCCGCATCGGCGTGGCCGTGAGCCCCAGGCGTCGATGAGCTCCTCGTGAGAGCTTGGCACACGCGGCTGCTCGATTGTTCAGCCAACTGAAGTAGATGCGCCCGTCAGGAGCCACGAGCCGCTCTTTGCGTTTCCACGCCTTTCCCTTGTGCAGTTCGTCCCACACGACAGCCAACTTGGAGCCACGAGCCCATTGCAGTAAGTACTCGGCCCAGCCTTGGATGGTAGCCCAGGACAAGACCACTACGCGCGTGGCGGGCTCGGGCTCGTACGGCGTGAGCCCCGAGAGCACCTGCGGGCGCATGGTCGTATACTTCTGTGCCTCACGAGCCCACTGGGCTCGCGTAGGCGCTCGGGTAATGATGACGACCTTCTCACCGGGCGGGCCCTTCGTCAGCCATGCTAGGGCTGCGAGGGTCTTCCCCGACCCACACGCCCACCAGAGGTGGAAGCTGGGCCGGGGGTCGTCGAGCACGCCCTGCTGGTAGGGCGTGAGGAAGCCATCCAGCACGAAGGGGCGCAAGCTCACGAGGCCGCCACGATGACGGACATGCGCGGTTCGTAGCTGACCTCACCCTGCCCGCGTGTGTGTGCCTTGAGCTTCCGATGCACTGCGTACATTTTGTACGTGTACGTCGTCTCCCCGCGCTTGGCGGTGCGTGTCTTCTCGCCGAGGACCTCTTCCCCAGGTCGAGGACAGCGCACCCACCTCACCGCGTAGTGCTCGCGCACCGTGTGGGCTCGTCTAGGGGCACTCTCGCCTCGCGGAGCATCGGACGGGGGCCGTACTGCCTTCAACGTCGCGAGCTTGTCAGACGCCAGCACCAGCGTCTCCAGAGAGACGCGCGACGACGGTGCCCCCCTGGCTTGCTTGCGCCCCTTCATAGACAAGCTACGGCGCGGCGCGCGTTGCAGCACAACTTCGGGTGTGAGGTACGCCACGAGTGCCCTCTGCCCGAGT